CAGGGCTGCAGTTGGCTGAGGAACAAAATACCCGTCAGTACTGGCGCTGATTCTCATGGTGTTTCCTCCTGGTCTTGAATCCCCTGAATTTCGATAAATAGCAGGTTAGCCCGATGACAGGCTTCCAACAGGCTGTAACCTCCGTCTTTGTCCAGAGCCATGCTGCCGGACATGACATGTGCTGCAGCAGCGTGGGCACAGACCCCTTTACTCACCAGCTCTTTATATCGTGCAAGTAGCCGTTCTTTGTTCTCCATCACACCTCCTTTCAATAAGCAGAAACCAGAATAGGAATCATGCTGATCAGGTTCTTTACCTGTTGTTTCAGACAAGCGTTCTCTTCTTCCAGGGCTTTCAGGCGGTCGAGGTAATCAGGGTTCAGGTTGCTGTAAGCCTGGCGCCAACGGTAAAAAGTCTCTCTGCATACTCCCAGGAGACAGCAGACTTGAGCCACCGTCTGGCCTTGGGATAAACCCAGCTCTGCTTTACGCAGGAACTCAGTGATCTCTTCCTTGGAGTAGCGTCTGTTTGTCGCCATAGTTCCTCCTTTCACCAGGCAAAAACCAAAAGGTTTCATGTCTGTCCTTTGTACTTCTTTTGTAGCCTCTTAAACTCTCTCAACTCGCGTTCTTCTTGCTGCCGTAGGTGCTCGCGGCGGTCCTTTTCTGTCTGACAAGCTTCTTCTGCGATGTCCTCCACAGTGAAGTAGGCCGGGGCTTTCTTCATTTCTTCGATGGGCGGTCTCGGCCTGGTACAAGGCGGCGTAGAAAAGTAGCCGCACATAAAACGAGTTCCATCGGTAAAAGTGAGACAGAGGTAGTTTCGGTAGGTGCGGCCATACTCAGCCTTAATCACCTCTGTGGTGGCAATGGTTTTTCCCGGTAAAGCTCTGTCGTCATGCGACATTGTTTTGCCTCCCTTTACTGAGCAAAAACCAGAGGGCCTGCCGTTACGACTCAACGACAGGCCCCCTGGTGTATCAGCAGACCCCTCCCTTTGCACCGGTCATAAGACCAGACACACCAGGTGCGGGTCCAGGGTCTTAAAATTCGGGGGAGTTTCACCTATACCCCTCCCCGAAGGTTGGTGTTAATTAACGCTTTAGAACGGCACCTCCTCAGTGTTTTCACCTTCCGGCGGCGCCTCGGCAGCCGGAGCCCCGTTGCCGTTCTTTTTCCCAAGGAACCTCACCACGTTGGCGACAACTTCTGTCCGCCACACCGGGTCGCCTTCCGGCGGGGTGGTCTGGTAGTTCCGAACCCGGCCTTCTACATACACCAACCGGCCTTTCTCCAGGTACTGGTTACAGGTTTCAGCCAGTTTCCCCCAGGTTACGATCCGGTGCCAGGTCACTTCTTCAACCAGCTCACCGTTACCGTTGGTGTACCGGCGGTTCGTAGCGACGGGGAACGTAGTGCGGTGACGGCCTGACTCAGTGGTCAGAAGTTCAGGGTCCCGCCCCAGGTTGCCAACTAATGTGATTCTGTTAACCATGTCGTCTCTCCTTTGTCGGGGCCTTACCCCGTTTATTCATTGAGTAAAAACCAACTAAATCCAGACCGCAATTATCTCAGCAACCGCAATTTCCTGGTAAACCGCGTAATGAACGATAACTGTCGCCATTATCAGGATGGTCATGGCTTTGGTAATGTGTCTGAGCATAACCCGATGCCTCCTGTCTTTAGTCGTTGCATTAAGCAAAAACCAAATTGTCACTGGTGACTGATGGTTCTCTCGGATGCGGTTTTTAAAAAAATGAGGGCAGGGCAGCCGGAGCCACCCTGCCCTTGCCCCTCCATGTTGCAGCCCCTTTCGGTAGCCCAGCTCTTGGCTGGTGGTCGAGGGCTAAATCGCTATTTGCATGGGGAAGTTGTCATTGTCGAGGGCGTCGTACTCGCTGGCGCCTTCATCTTCAAAATACGGGACTGTTTCAATCTGGCCTGGCTGCACTCTGGGCCCATGGCCTGTTAACCAAAGCGACTGTTCTTCCCGGAGACTGGCGATTCTGTCTCCGGTTATGTCCACGATTTCAGTTGGGATGTAGGGTAGATGAAGGGGACAGTTTGCTTTGGGGCGGAGGCTTTGTTTCCCAGTAAGGTCTTTGATCCTTACCAGGTAAAGCCTGCGGTCTTTGGGATGGTAAACCCAAGCAAGCCTTTGGAGGTCAGACTTTTCTCTTCGGAGTCTCTTGGTTGAGATGCCTCTGAGCTTGGCGTTCTCGTCCAGGCTTTTTAAGTCGAGATAGAACGCTGCCCAGTCGTCCCGCCCGACTGGCGGAATGACCCAGGCAAGGTTTGCCGCTTCTTGCAGGTAGTCTGGAAGTGGTTCGTGACAGTGGGGACAGAACTGGGTTTGTGGCTCTTCCTGCCAGGCTCCATCAAATGTAGCCGGGGTTCTTTTGAGATTGCCGCACATAACCTGTTCTCCTCCTAAAAGGGGTGGTAGATTTGAATTCTTTTGATGTTGACAAGCAGACTGCCGCAGCGGAGACAGGAGCAAGGGCCTTCTGTGAACATGAAATTGCTCTGGCATTTCTGGCAGCCTTTTCCTTTGCGGTAGCAGCGGCGACGGGAAATGTTGGTGTAATACTTGAACACGGGTGGATTCTCCTCTTAACAGGATTTCATACAGAGAAAACCAACTCGTGGTTCTCCCTGCATGGTTCATTTGTCAATGCACTCGTCACATACTATCTGGCCTTCTTGTGGGCCTGACAGGTAGCGGATACACAACATTTCTTTTTTTTCTTCAATCGGTGCGCCACATGTTGGGCACTCTTTCACATTCAACACTTCTTCTCCTACAATTTCCACCATAGCGTTGCGACCTCCTTCTCTTTATTTGAACCCCACACATCACAGCCAATGGTGTCGTGCTGTCAAGCCCGAGCGAAGCGAGAGGTCGGTTGACGAGGCTTGACAGCCGACCAGTGGCTGTGATACGGGCTGCATGGTTTGTGGTCAATCTGTGGTCAAAACGACGGGAAACCCGCATGGTTGGATTGAGGGTGTGGTAATCTGTGGTCAATCTGTGGTCAACTTGAATCAAGAGAGGGTTAGGTCACCATCCTTAGAGGGTGGGATGGGTGGGAAACTGGTTCTTCTGACATATACTAAACGACAATGTCAGGGGATAAGCATGCTTTTACGCTGTGGTTACAGACACTTTTCGTACCCCGGGGGAGACCCCCAAACGGATGTGGTAAATATTGACAAAGGCTACTCCGAAAATCTAGCAGATTTTGAAACTCAGTCTTCCTACTCCGAAAACATAGCAAAATCTGGGATTTAGCTTTTTTGGGGGTTTGGCATGGTAATTGCTCTTAAGATATATAGTCTAGAGAGTGGTATATAGAATTACCCATATAAATTAGTCTAAGACTAGAAGAGAGAGGACTCTAGTGTGTGGTTACGCACTAGAGTACTAGAGAAAACGTCAGAAGATTGACGGGGGTTCGGGTGGCTCCCGTTATTTTTTTGGCTAATGTGCCAAATATTTGACTACCGCCAAAATTTTGACGATTTTTCTTGACAAAGGGTAGGGATGGGTATAGAGATGGTGGTAATACGCGGTATCTGGTGTATCTGGGTTTTTACGAGTGCTATTAGTAGGGGGAGTGGTTGCCGGATACTAAGTCTAAACTGGGACGCAGCCCGAAGTCTATACCCACGCAATGGAAACCGGGGCAGTCAGGGAACCCGAAAGGCCGGCCGAGAGGTAGTGGCCGGTTACAGAAAGCGGTTGCCAGACAAGTCGAGATAGCAGCCCAGCTGTCTCTTGCCAGTGATGCCCGCCAAGCTCTGCAGGATAAATCTCTAGAAATCACCAAAGAGGTCATTCAGTTAGCGTTGCAGCGGGAAGACCGTGAGACTCTCGCCCAGGTGAGGAGCGTCTTGACTAAGATGCGGGTATCGAAATACCGGCCGGAAGGGTTGTCTTTGGAGTTGCACCAGGTAGTGCTCCAGCTGGTTAAAGAGCTGGAGAAAGAGGTTGTGCCGTCTAAAGCCAAGGTCCAGTGTCTTCTGGCCTGTATGGACAAACTGGTCCCGAGTTTGAAAACCGTGGAAGTGAAAAGCGACGAAGCTACTCGGCGTCTGGAAGAGCTGTCGGACGGGGAAATAATGCTTCTGATGAACCGGATGGTAACTCTGGCGCAGCAAGGGAAGGCTTACCGGAAAGAGCAGCTGGAAGCTCCGGAGACAGAGGATTATGGCCCTAGCTAAAGTAGTAGACCTCAGCCAGGCCCGGCAGGAGAAGAAAGGGGCCCGGCAGGTTCTTCAGGATATTCTGGAGAGAGAAGGAGTGGAGGAGGTGGTGGTTCTGGTTAAAGGCGCCGGAGGAAAGTTCTACTGGGACCATTCCTATATAGACTCGGTTTTCTGGTGGATAGGTTACTTACTGCATACAGCCCATCAGTTCAGCGACTACCAGCTTTTGGGAGATGATTAGTGGTCATTGTGGTCAAATACCCTTTTCTGTGGTCATTGTGGTCAGTGTGGTCAAAGTAGTCACCAGTGGTCATTTGTGGTCAAACTGTGGTCACTTGTGGTCAAATGGGTGCAATAGCAACAATATCAAGCAGTTAAACTAATTAAGGAGGCAGTAAAATGACGGATTTAGCAGCAACCGATCTTACCATCACCGTTTTGTCCAAGGGTATCGCCGGGAAGAAACGGCGGAATTACGGGTCTCTGGCTTTCGGGGACGGGTCTCTTACCTGGCCTGCAGCTGGGCTAGTTGTTACTGATGCTCAGTTCGGGTTTCTTCGCCAAACCGACCAGATCACTTTCCAGGGGATGGACGGCTACCGGTTGGAATACGACAAAGCTAACAAGCTTATCCAGATGTTCTGGAGCGATTTGAACGGCAGTGCTGACGGTCCGGATGTCGTTGCCACCGGGGCGACTCCGGCTTCGCATACTGTCTACTGGGACGCTATTGGCCTTTAAACTCACCGAACTGAAAGATGAGATGGAGCGCCGGGTGGAAGCCCGGGCCCGTCTCATCCCGTTCGTTGAATACACCAAACCGGATTATGAAGCCGCCCGGCACCACCGGTTTCTGGCGGAATACCTGGAAGCCGTGGAACGGGGCGAGCTGAAGCGGCTTATTATCAACACTCCGCCCCGGCACGGCAAATCAGAGCTGGTTACCCGCCGGTTTGCCGCCTGGTTTCTGGGACGGCAACCTGACAAGTTCGTCATTACCGGGTCTTACAACGCTGACCTGGCTACTGATTTCGGCCGGGATGTCCGGTATATCGTCAACTCTCCGGAATACCGGGCCCTGTTTCCCAAAGTGGAGCTGCGCCAGGATTCCCGGGCGGCGGACCGGTGGAACACTACTCTTGGCGGGGCTTATTTTGCTGCTGGGGTGGGGTCCGGTATTACCGGTCGGGGCATGCACCTGGGGATTCTCGACGATCCGTTCAAAGGCCAGGAAGAAGCTGATTCTCCGGTTTATAAAGAGAAGCTTTGGAAATGGTGGAAAACCGATTTCAAAACCCGGATGATGCCGGACGCGGCTATTGTCATCGTCAAGACCAGATGGGCTAAAGACGGGTTGGTAGGCCGGATTCTGGATACCGAAGGGTCTAAATGGACCATTATCAACCTTCCCGGGTTTGCAGTGGACCCGGACCCGTTAGGACGGGCCCCTGGGGAGCCGTTGTGGCCGGAATGGTACAGTGCTGAGGCTTTAAGAGAGATGGAAGAAGGTATGACTCTCCGGGAATGGTCGGCGTTGTATCAAGGCGCCCCAATTCCGGAAGGCGGCAACCTGTTCAAGTCGGAGTGGTTCAAAACCTATAAAGAGCTGCCGCCTATCGAGAGTCTTATTCTGGCTCTGGATACCGCCTGGGAAACCCAGGACACCAGCTCCTACTCGGTTATCCTGGCTATCGGAGTAGGACCGGACGGGTATTATCTCATCGGGTTCTGGCGAGGGAAAGTCGAATACCCGGAGCTTAAGAAACAGCTAGAGGTTCAAGCTCTGAAATGGCATCCGTTAGCGATTGTCGTGGAGAAGAAAAGTTCCGGGGTCGCTCTGGTTCAGGAAATGAACCGGACTAGCCGGTGGCCGGTAATCCCAGTAACGGCTTCCAAAGAAGCAGTAGTCAGAGCCAGGGCAACTACACCTTTGTTTGAATCCGGGCGGGTGCTTTTCCCGGAGCTGGCGGTATGGCGGGATACCGTAGAAGCTGAGTTGTGTGAGTTTCCTGGAGGGCGGTATGACGATATTGTGGCCGCTCTAGTCCATGGCCTTACCTACCTCCATGAGAATTTTACCTTTATCGGGTACTCGGAACCGGTTATGCCGGTGATGTCTTGGGACCCTTACAGCCACCGGCACCAGGACGATTTGCAGGTGACGCGGCATTGGGACGTGTACCGGAGGGTTCATTGAGGCAGCCACAATATTACGCGGTTTGCACTTGTTGTCAGCGAAGGCTGACGTTAACTCAGTTTCTTCGAGGCTACTGTCCTAATTGTTATCGGCCTTTCCAGTCCCGGCTTTTTAACAAAAGCCAGGAGATGGAACGTAACCGTAAACGCGTGGAGAGAGAGAATGGCAGATAAGTCAGTCAAGAAGTGGGGGAAATAAGATGGGCGGCGGTGGTGGTGGGTTGTTCAAAACCCCTAAAGTCCCCGAGCTTCCCAAACCTGAGCCCACCCCTCCTTTACCGGCTCCGGTAAGAGAAGGCGAAAGGGAACGGGAACAGGAACGGACAAGACGGGCTAAAGCTCTTCTGGCTATGAAAGGCCGGGAATCTACCGTCTTGACGGCGGGGAAAGCGTTGGGGACTCCTGCTTTAGCGAAGCTGGTGGCTTAGGATGTCTGAGCTTGCTGTTTCTCTTCTGCGTCGGTACGACCAGCTGAAAGCTCTCAGGCTTAACTGGGATACCCATTGGCAAGAGATCGTTGACTACCTGATGCCTTACCGCCAGGGGATTACCTCTGTCCGGACCCCCGGTCAGAAAACTATGGACCGGATTTACGACTCTTCCCCGATCCACGCCCAGTTCCTTTTCGCTGCCGGGCTTCACGGAATGATGACCAACCCGGCTACCAAATGGTTCTCTCTGGAGATGCAAGACGAAGAGCTGAACGATCTCCAGCCGGTGAAATGGTGGTTGTGGGAAGTAGAACGTAGAATGTTCCGGGTGCTGAACAACACTAACTTTGCTACCCAGGTTAACGAAGGTTATCTTGATTACGGCGGGTTCGGGATGTTCTGCATGTTCTGCGGCGAAGACTCGGAGTCGGTGACTTATTTCAACACCTTGAACCTGGCAGAGATAGTAGCTGGGGAGAACTCTCGGGGCCAGGTAGACACACTAATGCGCCGGTTTAATTTAACTGCCCGGCAGGTTTTGCAGGACTGGCCTGCTACTGCTTCCAGCAAGGCAAGGGAAGCCATTAACAAAAACCCGGACAAACCGGTGGAAATCCTTCACGCTGTCTATCCCCGCCGGGAGTATAACCCGGCTAACCGGACTGCTTCCCAGATGCCGATAGGGTCAACTTATCTAGAGGTAGAAACCAAACAAGAGCTGTCTAACCGTGGGTTCCTGGAGTTTCCTTATCTGGTGCCTCGGTTCTCTGTAGCTACCAACGAGGTCTACGGCCGGGGTCCGGGGATGATAGCTCTTCCGGATGTCAAACAGCTTAACCAGATGGAAGAAGATATGTTGCGGGCCGCCCAGAAGAAAATCGACCCGCCGATTATGATAGCCCGGGATTCTTTCACCGGTCCTATCCGGTTTGTCCCCGGCGGGGTAGCTCATGTCCGGACTACCTCGGTAGCTGAGAAGATGGCGCCGTTCCCGACTCCCGGCGACCTGGGGTACGGTGAGGAGAAAAGCGAAGCTAAACGGCAACAGATAGGCCGGATATTTTACAACGATATGCTCCAGCTTATCCAGTCGGACCGGATGACCGCTCTAGAGGTAATGACCCGGACTGAGGAGAAGCTACGGTTGATGGGTCCGATGCTGGGTCGGTTACAGGTAGAGTTTCTGAAACCTTTGATTACCCGGTTGTTCGGAATCATGCACCGGGCCATGATACTGCCTCCGGCTCCTCCGGTTCTGGCTGGCCGGGAGATCAACGTCCAGTTTGTTAGTCCGTTGGCTAAAGCCCAGAGGATACAGGAAGCTCAAGGAGTGCTCCGGACTTTGGAAGCGGTTCTGCCGGTCGCCAACCTTCGGCCTGACGTTCTGGACCCGTTCGACTGGGACCAGACAGTCCGGTTGATAGCCGAGGTGAACGCGGTCCCGGCTATCCTGATTAAAGCACCGGAACAGGTAACGGAAGAACGGGCAGCCCGGGAACAGATGATGCGGGAACAGATGGCGGTGGAACAGCTGGCGAAACTGGGGCAGACGGTAGATAAAGCAATACCTGGTCTGTCTCAACCGGTGCAGCCGGGTTCGCCGTTAGACGCAATAGTCGGAGGAGCCCAGGAGTCTCTGCCTGGTCCGTTGCCGGAGGTAGGTAGTGTCTGAAGTCAAGGTTAGAGACAGAGAAGAAGCTACCGGACCGGCAACTGTGCCGGATCAGGAATGGGAACTTATGCAGGCTTATTATGCTTGTTTCTCCGGACCGGCGGGAGAGGTGGTGTTAACCGACCTTTACTTTGTCCAGGCGGAGCATGACCCGGTAAGAGCTGCGTTTTATGACGGGATGCGGTACGTGGCTCTGCGGCTTTTTGGTTACAGCGGACGCAAACCCTACGAAGTAGGGTTAAAAACCGAATAGGGGGTTTTATGGCATCCAAGAATTACCTTGAAGTTGTCAGCTGTAAAAAGTGTAGTGGAGTGTTATTCCGAGAGGAGCTTGTAACCCAAATTCAGGCTGGGTTCGAGAATCCTAAGAATTATCCAGAAGTTCATGTCAGTCCGGAATACCGTTACTGTTGTATACATTGCGGCGAGTATCTGAAGAGATAGGGGGTTTTATGATGAAAGAGTTTAACCCGCCGGAAAACTGGTTGTTAACCATGCCGGAAGACCTGCAGAACGAACCGGCTTTACAATCGTTCAACACTCCGGACGGCGGCGAGAAAGTAGCCCGGGCGTTTCTGGAGACCAAGAAAATGGTAGGCAGCCGGATTCCTTTGCCGGGTCCGGATGCCAGACCGGAAGAGTGGACCGAGGTCTTCATCAAGCTGGGCTGTCCGGAAACCGTTGACGGTTACCAGTTTCAAACGGTGGAACTGCCTGAAGGGTTTCCTTACGACCAGGAAGTAGTGACGGCGTTCCGAGGCAAAGCCTACGAGTTCGGACTGTCCAACAAACAGGCAGACGGGCTTCATAACTGGTTTCTGTCTGCTATGAAAGACCACCACGTCAAAGTCCTGGGAGATTACGACCGGGATGTCAAAACCCAGGTAGAAGTCCTTCAAAAAACCTGGGGGCCGGATTACGACAAGAACGTGACCCTGGCCCAGAAGACGTTCCAGCGGTACGCTAGCCCCGAGATCGTAGCAGCGGTGGAGAAAACCGGGTTGGGTAACGAACCCATGTTTATCCAGCTTTTCCACAAAATCGGGGTGGAGATGTCTGAAGACGTGCTCCGGAGTGGACCCGTGCTTGCTGCTAAAGGAGTAGAGGAACGTATTAAAGAGATCGAACGGGACCCGGTTTTCTGGAGCGAATCTGATCCTAAACGGAAGGAGTTGGTAGCAGAACGAGACCGGCTTTACAAACAGCTTTATGGCGAAGAACCGGTTTGATTACCTGGGGTGACCCAGACCGGACTGTTTCAAACCAGAGCTGAGTTTTCCCGGATTACCGCAAGGCCCGGATTAGCAACACCCGGCACCATGCGGGCCCGCTCAGGCGGATTACCTGCCAGTGACGGTAGCGGTTTTTACCATCACGAATTGGGAGGTAACCCATGAGCGTTCAGATCACCACTGCATTTACCAAGCAATACCAGTCTTCCTGTGAGCTGGTGGTGCAGCAAATCGAATCCCGTGCCCGGGAGAAGGTGATGGTCCAGTCCATTGCCGGGTCGCAGAAAGCCTTCATGGATTTCATCGGCAAGGCTTCTGTTACCCAACGGCTTACCCGGCACGGCGACACTCAGTATTCCGACACCCCTCATTCCCGCCGGATGATTACCACCACGCCTTGGCAGGTGGCCGACCTGATCGACAAACCGGACCAGGCCCGTATCCTGATCGACCCGCAGAGCAAATACCTGCAGGCGTTCCGGGCGGCTATGAACCGGAAAATCGACGAGACTTTGTTTGCGGCAATGCGGGGGACATCCTACTCCGGCGAAGACGGGGCTACTCCGGTTGTCCTGCCTCCCGGGCAGAAAATCGCCCATGCCAATCAGGGGTTGACGGTAGGTAAACTTATCACCGCTTCTGAAAAACTCAATTCGGCTGACGTGCCCAGCGAAGAAGAAGGCGGGTCCAACTTCACCCGGTGGATGGCAATCGGGCCGAAACAGATCAGCAACCTGTTGGCTGAGGTAGAGGTCGGCAGCGCGGATTTTAACCTGGTGAAACCCTTGACCGAAGGCAAAGTCAGTCGGTTCATGGGATTCAATTTCGTTCCCACTAACCAGCTCTACACGGCTTCCAGCATCCGGTACTGTCTCTGCTGGGTTAAAGCCGGGGTCGGGATGGCGTTGTCTTACGACATTATCGCCACCGTGGACCGGCTGCCCATGAAACAGAACTCTATCCAGGCGTACCTGGAGATGATGTTCGGGGCCACGAGGCTGCAGGAAGAGCTGGTTATAGAAGTAGCCTGTTCTGAGGCTTAAACCCTCTCTGTGAGATAAGGAGGAACCAATGGCGATTGTTGATTCTTACGCGGTGAACTACACCAAGAAATACGTCACCGTCCCCCCGGTTCTGGTCCACGCCTCTTATGAAGGCAAGACCCTGACCATGATGGACACGGTAGAGACTCTGGCTTCCGATGTCGGAGCCACTCTTTACATGTTCCGTCCGCCCAAAGGGGCCCGGTGGAATGGTATGGGGTTTCTGGCTACTGACGCCCTGGGGGCCGGCAGAACCTGTGCCGTTGGGATTGCCGGTACTACCGACAAGTTCCTGGCAGCCACTGACCACTCTGCAGCTGCCCGGACTGAGCTGGGCAAAATCGCCACCATCGCTTCTCTGATGTACGAGTTCGACGGTGCTACTGACGTTATCGTTACTACTGCAGGGGACGCTATAACTGGCGACGAAACCGTCACCCTGATGATGCAGTTCGTGGTGGCGTAAAAGGGATTTCCCTCTTAACAACTCTTTAACCGGGAGGGGGGAGTTTACCCAACCTCCCTCCCGTCTCTTTACGTGAGGTTGTTATGAACTTGGTAGAAGGCACCACTTTAGCAGAAGCTCTGGCTTTTATCGGTAGTTCTGAATACACCCTGCATTTGGGACCGGGAACCTGGCCGGTTGACGACGATTTAACCATTCCTGCTAATGTTGATCTACAGCTGGAGCGTGGTGCGGTTCTGTCTATTGCTGACGCCAAGGTCTTGACCATCAACAGTTCTCTGAAAGCAGGGTTGTATCAGATATTCAGCTGCATCGGGACGGGGAAAGTATTATTCGGTTCGGGTGCAGCACCCCTAAGATGGGTAGAATGGTGGGGACTCTCTGTCAGTGTTGCAGACAATTCAGCGGCTTTACGGGCGGCTCTTACTTCCTCTACCTACGGCGGGTTCCGGGTTTTAATGGGAGAAGGAACTTTTCTTTTTACGTCCCCAGTGTTCGACGGGTCTGCAATCACTTTTCCTAACGGCGTTATCTTACAAGGCGCTGGTTCAACTTATGCCAGTATTTCAGGTTCTGCCAAGATTACCTCTCTTTCTGGCGGCACTATCTTTAAATACACCGGCACGGACAAATGGTGGTATCTACGGGTACCAAGCGGAGGAGCCGGAGGCAACGGAAAATGGCAGTTCCGGGATTTCTCCGTTTGGTGTACCGAGTATCAAGCCCATGGCATGATTTTCAACGACATGACCGGTGAAGCCGGGTTTACCGGAGCTTCCGAATCGGTTCTCAACTGTCTGGCTTTCAAAAACACTAGCTTTTTCGGCGGGGCTGGCACTGCGGAGATCGGCAGCTCTTGCGGCAACGGACTTTCCATCTGCGGCGGTTTTGCTCTGAGCATCGACAACTCTAACCATTTCCGCAATTGGAAACGGGCAGTCTGGCTGCGGGATTGCGACATGCCTGTCATCGAAGCCCGCATCCTTGCTTGTGACCGTTACATCCATGCTGAAACCTCAACTCCCACGGAATATAAATCCGGCAACGAGGGCATTATCCGGGGAGCAACCCACGAAAGTTACGACTTTGGGGAAACCAACAGATACCAAATCTGGGACAACTGCCGGGCCTATGCCTATGAGGATATGCAATGGGAAGGAGCCAGCGGCAACATCTTGGCATATCTCGATGGCTGGTGGACTAAAATAAGAGGTATCCGTCTTAGTCGCACATCTACAAACCCGACTTCGGTAGCCAAGATTGGCCCCAATGCTATCGGGGTTGTGTTCACCGACTGTGGC